CCTTCAGAATCCGGAGCAACTAAGTCAGAATATAATATAGTTACTGTCGAAACTGTTGAAGAAGAAGCTGCCAACCATTCAGAATTAAAATTGACATCTGTCATTGATACAGATGATGTTACATATCCGCCAGTTGCTACAGTAGAATCACCGACCATGGTCAATGCTGATGATGTTACGTCATTGATAGAATATCCAAAACGACCTGCGCCGTAAAGACCTTCTACAGCGACATTAGTTCCATCACCCATACCTTTATCAGTTACACCAAACACAGAATCAAGTTGAGACGTTCTTCCGGAATCTGTTACGAAGTCATTACCTCCGGGTGTGCCCATAGTACCTTGCTTATTTCCATATTTGAAATCTAAGTAAAATACTAGACCCGATGGTAGGTTCATTGGCTGAACACTTACAAAGTCTTTAGCAGCAATTTCTGCAAAGATTCTTCTTACTAGCGGAAGGGCTACACCCGACCACTCTTCAGCACCTGAACCGCCTGTTGCATTTGCTTCAGATACTAATTGCTTAGCTTGGTTCTCTAAGAGAACGGCCATGCCTTTTCTTTCTACCTCATTACCTAAGCCTTCTAACAATCCTGTCTTTGACCACTTGTTTTCAAGTTGGAGTGCAACAGTATTTGCGTTAGCATTAGTATTATGAGGGAGTAGTGAATTAATATTCATTTTTTTTCCTCTTTTTAATTTTACAGATTAGCTAACTTTTTCCATCTTGCAGCTAAATCAGTACCTTCAGAAATTACTTTCTTACTTGGTGCAGTTGAGCGGCTAGACTTTGAAGCGTAGCTTTCTTTAATTGTTCTTTTTGTTCTAGAAAGATTCGAGTTGAATGATTCAGCTAATGTAGTAAATACTAATTTAACTTCGCGTAAGTTAGACGCTCTGTCAAAGTTTTCAATAACTTTCATTTTCTGACTTTCACTCAATGAATGGTTTCTAAACAATTTGGTTGAAAATAATAATTTTGCATTTAGAAGATTAACTTCATTAATTTTGCTTCTTAGGAATTTGATAACAGTATAAGCTTCTTCAAGCTCTTTTGTTTCAGGCTCCGCAGCATCATCTTCTTCAGTTACTTCTTCTTCACCGCCTTCTTCTTCTCTTAAGGCATTGATGATCTCTTCTAATGAAACGTCTTCTTCTTCACCTTCTTCAGTCACAGGCTCTTCCGCTGGAAGTTCTTCTTCCTCAGTTACGGGCGCTTCTGGTTCTGGTTCTGGTTCATCAGTTGCCATTTCATCTTCTAGCTCTCTAATGATAGCTTCGAGTTCAAGGTCTTCTGCACCGCCGTCTTCTTCAACAGGCTCTTCTGCAGCATATTCACCATCTTCTTCAACAGGCTCTTCTGGGGCCATCTCTTCAGAAAATTCATCGGTCGGATCTTCATCAGCATCATTCATGCCTCTACCTTCTGCAGCAACAGGCTCTTCAACGGGAACTTCCATTTCTGGAGCCTCCGCATCTTCTTCCATGTCTAATTCTTCTTCTTCGGCAATTCTAGCAGATAACATTGATTGGATTCTAGGGGTGAAGGCTTCTTCTAATGCAATTTTTGCGTTCGCAAGTGCAGTCTCTCGTACTGCTTTTGCGTCAGCAATTGCTTCTTTTAACAAATTTGAATTTGTCATAGGTTTGTCCTTTTATTTAATTTGGAAATAAGGTTATTAAGAACCTCAATAGGAGTACTAAGTACTCATGTTTAATTTGTAGAGTGACCATATATTAAGATATGGTATCTTTTCATTAATATATATACAACGACCATTGAAAAGAGTTACTTAAACGTAAAAAAGTACCCGAAGGTACTAATTTTACATGGCAATTCAATTTAATCAGACATAATATCGGATACCCATTGATGAAATCTAGCCCTTTTCATTTTTTCTCTATTCTTTGCCGAGTCGGGGATGTAATGCCTCCTTTCCATTAGTTCTTCTAGTTTGCCGGAGTCTTTCAATTCTTTTTTGAAAGATCTTAGTGCTGCATTAATATCGCCATCAGGTCGGCTTTTTGTAGAAATAACCTTTACGCCTACGCCGCCTGGTAAAATAGATTTGAATCTATTTCCTCTGGGTTCTCTGTTGTCTCTGTTTTTCATATAACTAATTTGTCGTTTATAATGTATTAATATAATAAGATTTTTTCAATTATCCTAATACTATTAATACTCTTTTTCTTCTACGTCGCCATCTGACTTTAACGCTTCACCTATCTTATAATAACGATTTAATACAGTGCCCATATCATCATATGCAGATTCTAATCTTTGTTGTAACCCATTCATCTCTGTCGATGTCTTCTCAAAAACTTTATAAGCTTCATTCATTTGTTTCATATGACGAGCTACAGTAACATTATCAAACCAATGTTCTGCTTCGGATAGCGTTAGCTTTTCAGCCTGCTCTACCACGCTTTGCAATGTTTTGGTGACCTCTTGTAGTCCACCATTGGAATATACCATCTCTCCTAACTTATGAAAATTGGAGACTGCTTCTAAGAATGAATCTCTATCATCTTTAGACATTTTCACATCCTCATCTTCTGCGAGATACTTCTCATTTAGGACATGTTTCATCAATTGGCTATTTAATTTACTATACATTCCATTCTCCTCTACGTTGTGCTTTATCGACCATCTTTCTTATACCTTCTATTTGTTTTTGGGCACCATTAGTATATCTTTGTATTTGGTTTACTGCTTGCTTAGCATATGGACTGTTACTAGATCCTAACTCTCTCAGCAAGTCTTCTTCAATACTATCAATAGCTTCTACTGCAGTATTTACTTGGGCCAATGCGCCCTCATAATCAAATTCACCTCCTTCCATTCCATATTCTACTTCCTTAATAGGACTCTTAGCTTCATGTGCTGCGCGCACGCTTGCTAATGTAGGTAATGGGTCTCCGAATTTTCTATTTTCATATCCCGGGGTATTTTCATTTAATCTATTACCGCCGATTCTTTTAAATGTTTCTAGTAATTTCTTTTTCATTGTTATTCTCCGGATCTTTCTGGCGGTATGTTACCGAACACATCCGGGCCAGTTGGTTTTGTGCCGGCTTTTTCAGATGTCCCATATTTGCTATTACCTCCCTTTACACCTATATTTTTTGGCGCGCCTTCAAATGCTAGTGTATCAAATACCTCGCCAGTGCCTTTAACGCCCTTATTATTATAAGGACCATATGCTGATTGTAAATCTTCTAATGCCATAATTAAAACTCCGTTATTATATCAGTGATAATTCTTTCTATATTTGCAAACTTATTAGTTGCAATCGTACCTTTTGATTCATTTACAGGAGAAAGGAAAGCTCCATGGGTTGATGGGTTTGAAACAAAATCAAACGCAATCAATTCAAAGTCTGGCTGTACTTCTAATGTTTCGCCTGCTTCGCGCATAACTTCTTTAACGGATCCCATTCCTCTAGACGAAATGCCTAATTTAATTCCGGATTTGAAAAGTTCTTTTAATATATTGCCGGCGGGGGTACTTAATACTTCAACCGTGCCAATTAAATCCTTGCCTTGGAACGACATATCTAATACATTATGAGATACATTATTTAAATTTACAACTGATGAATCTGGATGATCAAGTTCGCCTAATGCTCTACGTTCTTTAATAAATGTACTTGCATATTTTTTAGCTTCGCGTACCAATGTCTCCATTGGATATACTCTACCATTTTGGTTTTTTGCTTCAGCTCTTTGTAAAACACCCTTAACTATCAACTTACCATTGTTTTGTGTCAATGATTCATTTACCTGTGTAGGCGAAATTTCAAAAACTGTATAGTCTACTAATAATTGTTTATCCATTATATAATCCTGAGTTAATAAATTCACTCTGTTGTTCGAACTTCTTACGTTCGTCCGAATATTTTCGTTTTTGTTCTGTTAAGGTCAACAATTTATTTTCTTTAGCTTTTGAAAATTGCATCCAAGTTCTGTCCGGTATCATTGTGATAGCTCTTTTAATCTATTTGATATCCGAGTCATTCTTTCGTTTATTTTTGCAAACCTATTTCCTGTTGATTTCCAAAAATGATTAGACTGGACTCCCATCTCTGTCTTTAATCTTAAATTGTTATTAACAACCTTTTCCATTAGACCTAACATTTTATTAACTTCGGTAATTCCTCTATTAACTTTTTGTTGTGGAGTTGATGTAGGGTCTTTTTTATAATCTCTATATGATGTTTCATATAATCCATTATTCGCTATCATCATTTTTTTATACATACTCTCTAATTTCGCGGAATGTTTGTTTGTCTTTTTAGTTACTTTATTATCCGTCGAATTTTCTGCATTATCTTCTTGTTTCTTTTTTGATTTTGCAGACCCATCACTAAATGCATTAGGAGTTTCAAATCCAGCTACTCCGCCCGTTACACTCATCTCATCTAATTCATCTTCTTCATTAGTAACTGCCTTAGAAACTACCTTTCTTCGTTTCCTAAGATAATCATCTGTTTTGTCGGTATCACCATCGTTGTCGATGTCATCGTCTTCTTTGCCTACTGG